GGCACCGGCGGCACTGGTAATGCCATCGAATTACTAAATTCCTCTTGTCTCCGATTTAAATCCTTATCAAATTGACTGCGTTTATCATTTTGTATTTCTTCATATGTTATCAATTCATTCACCTTTTTTTGAGGCAGTTCATCTAATATTTTAATTTTTCTGTATTCAGGTTTTACATTTTGCGCTATTTGCGCTATTTGTTTATTCGCATAATTCAAAATCAACAAAATATATTTCTTGTTCATATCTACCAAATTGGTTGTTTTTTGGCTTTCAACATCATAAAAGCCTTTGAGATTACTTCTAAATAATTTAAGAATATTTTCGTGGAACTCTCTCGATTGTCTTTTTATAATATCTTCATCGATTACTACGTCCCATAGAACCTTGACATTTTCGTTATTTAAAAAATTTTTTGTATTCATTTTATTTAATATATAAATTATATAAAAATCTGTTTATATAATTTTCTTACTTTTTATAATGTTTCTTATAATTTTTTACAAACTGTCATTAAAATATATCTTTCTGAATTTTTGCATATACTCGTCCTTCAATATATGAGTTTTCAAATAATGTTCCGTCATTTTGTCTTCAAGCATATGAACTATAAAAAATAACGAATAAATACCACATTCTGTATTACCATATTGATGTTCAACGCCTTCATTACTATCATATTTAAATACGATTTTTTTGTCTAATGCCAACCCTTGTTCTTTTATTCTGTTTACAAATGTCATTATTTCCGGCTGTGGTTCGTCACCGGTGCTGTCAAAGAAAAATATGTGTTTCTTCTTTATATTAATAAACATTGATATCCAATGTTGGCCCGGTTTATCGTGTGTGTCTGTATTAAATATAATACCGATTTTGGTCTTACCATCTTTGATTTGTTGCGCTAAATTAAAATTACACAATTCTTCCCAGACGCATTCACCATACATTTTTCTCGTATCAAAATCAATTGGTGTTGGACCAATAAAATCAAAACATTTAAATGCTTTTTCGTATTGTTTCATTACTTTCATTATGTCGACACTTGATAACCACTCATTCGGGTTCTTTTTCCATTCTTCGGGTGATATAGGAGCAAAAGAATCCGTCATCTCACTACTCAACTTACCAAATTCTTTTTGTTGCTTTATCCAACACGACTCCTTATTACACACATCACTTAAATATTCTGTCAACCGTCTATGTATTTCTTTTGTATCATTTGTGTTAATTTTGACGTCAGGGTGTCTCGAATTCCACAAATCTCTTAATTTATATAGTGACTTGTCTGTATAACAACTAAAACCATTTATCTCGTTTTTTTGTTTAGGACTACAATTTACCTTTTGTAATTTTGATTTCATTTTACCCTTTTTAGCTGAACCAACTTGGGTTTTTCTGGTTTTATTTATTTTAAATTTCATTTTTGTCAATTGTTTCCTTATTTTCCTTTTTCGTGTTAATGAGTTCATCATATTTATTAGTGATATTTTTCTTTTTTACATTATTATTATTAGTATTACTTTGTATACCCTTTACTTTTAATTCCGGATCCATAAGATTAACTTCTTTTTGTTTTGGTAGTATCAACTTCTCTTCTGGTTTTGTAGTTTTACGTTTCACATATTTGTCTAAAGTTGGCGTTGTAATTTTAATTGAACGCATCAAAAGTTTATCCGCTTCTTCAGCTGTTATATCGTCACATAAATCGGGAATATCGTTAATATTTATAGCCTCTTGATCGTCTAAATTTTTATATTCTTCTTGTAACAAATCATTGTTATCGATTGTTTTAAAATAATTGATTGATGCGTTAATAAAATTATCATAAGTATATTTCACGTCTGGTAACAAATCTTCTGGTTCCGCTTTATTGATTAACATTTCCTTAAACAAATTATATATTCGCTTTTTGTAAAACTTGCGTTCTTCTTTGTTAACCGACTGCGCTTTCTTGTTTTTAACTTGATTATTAAAGAGTGATTTATTTAATAAACAATCTAAAGTGACTTGGTCTACAAAGGCTTGAGACATATTATATATTTTACTTTAAAAATATATAATTAATTTTATACGCTTCACGATAATTTAACAACTTTGTTTCGTCAAATCCCGCACTTGAACCCTTGTAGAGTTGAAAAACATTCCGGAGCCTACTGTTTTCGAGTCAGGATTCGGGTTAAATTGAGAAAATGAATCCTTTTCAAATAGCAAAGAGTGCGATTGAGGTGTCGGCTTTGGTGTGAAGCCATAATTATACAAGTCGCTTTTACTTGAAGGCACATATACAGATTGACTACACTTTTGCAAAGCATAAATTTGGTTTCTCAGTTCCGACTCCATATTTATATTTGAAGCAAAACCAGACCACGGCGATGTGGTGTTGCCAGGGTTAAATACAGTATGAGGGTTAAATGTTGGCTGTACTTTTAAAGGGACACTGATATTTTTTCTGGGGTCGACAATTGGAAAATACGAATATTTTGTCATAACAGGGCGCACATCTATATAAGGCTGTAACATTTGCGACGGTATATTTCGGTCATATATTCGCGTATTAGTTTCTTCGTGTATTTTGGCAACATTGAGTTGATTACAATTATTCATTTTATATATTTAATATATATATTTTTATTTTTACTTTTATATTATATAAAAGATGTTTGAAAATCATACGTTTTTAATTTTTCAAGAGAAAACATTTGATTTTGTAGTAAACACAGCATTTATTTTATTAATTGTTACATTATTTGGATTCTCTCAAAAAGCACCAGAATATTTGTCAACCTTAGATTATTATCTTAAAATTTATATTTGCTTGTTTTTGATATGGAGATTTAATCCCTTTAGAAGTAAGTTTCAATTTACCAGTTTAGATGCTAAAATATCATTCAACGCCGGATTATTTATTTTAGCGTCCACTGCATTAAATCAATATGTGAAGTATGTTGAAGTTGACATTGTCAGCAAAATAAAAGAGACATTTTTTAAGAATGTTTAATATTTTCGCCTTGTCCTATTTTTTTTTATTGTATTTCTATGTGTTTTATTTTTTGAAGATTTATTAAAAAACTCCTGTAAATGGGTCATAATTTGTTTTCCTAAAACTTTGTCAATTTCGTATTCTTTTAAATTTTTATCTAAACATTTATAGTTGTAACGTTTAAATTCGTCATTCATTATCTTCTCAAAATTATCATTATTGATAATTATTTTCTTACCACAATCACTATTCATAAATTTATGAATCATCTCGTTAAATTTTAAATCATAGTAGTAAGGTTTAATATTTATATAATATATATTTTCGTTTGCCATTTCGGGAAAAAATGTATCATCCAAAAAACATATTTCGGCATTTGCCGGTATTTTTGTGCACCTTATTAAATCATTATGTGTTTTATTATGTGTGGTTCTACATATTTCTACTTGTTTTCCATTTATCTTAAAAGCGGCGATTAACTGATCGATCAACTTGTATTTTATTTTGCTTTCAAAATATGATATAATATGCTGTGCCCATTCCGGAGGTCCATTATTATTTGTATATATCATCATCTTATGACAACATTTTGATTCCTTACGTTTCTTTAAGTAGCTTAGGATATTTATTATATTTGGCCTCAAGAACTCGGGAAATAAGTCTAAAACATCATTGAAGTCGGATTGGCTCAAAATAGTTTTGCTGTTTTCTTCTTTTAAATATTGCTTTAAACCATCCCAAAACATACCGAATTGTGTAAAATAACCAAGTGTTTCGTCTAAATCAAACACAACAATTTTCATTATTATATATATATTGAGGTTTTAGATTTTTACAATAAATTTTAACTATTATTAGAATATTTTACAGGAAATTTTATAAATAATATTTAAAATATTTGTAAATACTATATAATACAAATATGTCTGAAATAAGTGATACTGAATATAAAAAAATATTGGAATTTTATGAAAAACCTATACCACGTTCTAAAAGACTTTTGAAAATGGAGGCTGAAAAAATATTAGCTACTAAGCTTTGCCGATGTATAAAGAAGGTTGACG